TGGGTAATTTTGACAACTGGTCCATTAGTATCTATATAAAGAGCACCAGTTCCAGCTTCTTTTATCCAAGAATTTCCTCCATCATGGTAGACCTGTAGATCCGATCCAGTACCAAGCAGTAATTTCCTACTATCTTCAAAACGTATATTGTTATCAGGTTGGACATAGAAAATGTCTGTTCCAGAAGTAGCGTTTCTTAATTTTAGATCGCCATCAGCACTCCCGTCAGTTTGGAACTGCCATATTTGTTGAGCACCAGCACCAGAAGCATGAGTAATCTGTATGCCTGTGGCATGTCCAGTTCCAGTTGTTAATAGCTTTAATTTTGAATGACCACTACCACTAAGTAATAAATCATCACCAAAAACTGTAGCTCCACTTGAAGTTGTCTCAAATTTCTTTGAGTTGTCCCAATATAGTTCAACAGCACCGTTTGTCTTACCAACAAACGCATTTTCATTAGACCCACCATTAACTTGTAGATATATATTCCCTGTACTTCTATTAAATAAATTGCCAGTACTATTTATCGAGTATGTGTTGGAGCCGTCGTGATAGATCTGATAATCATTACCTGTCCCGAAACGGACTTTTACGTTGTCGTTAAAATCAACACCTGTAGCACCTCCTATTGAAGTAGAAACAGTTGCAACATTTACAATAAAATAAGTTGATCCTGATACTGGTGCGGCTGCAAAAATAATATCCGTCCCATCTACTCCATATCCTGTGCTAGGTGATGTGCCATCAACAGGTTCTTGCACAACTCCATTTATAGAAACCATTAAAGTTTCTGCATTAGAAGGTGTTACAGCATTAGAAGTCCCTTTTGTGACTAACTTAAATCGTGTTGCAGTTCCATTAAAAGTTGCGCTGCCTCCACCCGATCCAGAAGATGATGCAATATCTAATAAATCAGCAGATCCAACGCCGCTACCACTACCAGAAACATTCGTAAGACCAGAGCCATCACCTACAAATTTTGTAGCCGTTAATTGCCCAGTACTTGAATTAAAGGCAAGATTACTTCCAGACTTAGGTGCTAAATCACCTGTTGCAGCAGTAACAAATAAAGGGAAACAAGTTGTATCTGAGCTTTCATCTGCAACTGTAAGACTTGTCGCATTTCCGTCTGATCCTGCTCCACTGTTTGATTGAACAGCATTTCCCATGTAGCCATGAGCAGAGCATTGATAATGCAAAACAATCGGAGTTGAATCCGTAATTACAATTTGTGTATACGCTCCAGAACTTCCTGGGGTGCCTGCTGTTGTAACGTTTGTTGTATAAGCAGTTGTTTTATCTGCTTCTTCATAAAAACGTAAAGGATGACCACTATTACTTGAATCTGCTTGATCAAATTTATATGTTCTGCCTGGGGTAAGTGTTAAAAAAGGTGCAAATTTACCATCTATTTTGTAACCATTTGAAGACCCAGTTCCGTTATATCTGTGAGTAGCATCTTTACTGGCAACAATAACAGTAAATGTTTTAACTGATCCTGTATATGTTGCATGTAAAGAGGCAAATCCTCTTATATTTCCATCATTTGTAAGGGTAACATCTCCAGTAAAATCAGGACTTGCAGAACTACCTGGATCGACCCAAGATAAATTTCCTGAAGCATCACTAGCTAAAACATATCCATTAACAGAAGCATCAGCATTTGGCAGCGTCCAAACAAGACTACTTGAGATAGATGAAGCTGCTTTAAACCCTACATAATGAGAAGAATCGCTATCTAAATATCTAATTTCTTTTTGAGCAGAAACAGAAATATGTTCAGAGCTTGTCCAAGAATCTGTTGCATTTACCCAATTAAATGTTTTATCTGAAGCTCCTTTAAGCGTTATTCCTCCTCCATCTGCTGTTGTATCAGAAGGAGAACTTACTTTCGCTAGAGTTATATTTTTGTCTTCTATATCTAGGTTAGTTGTGTTTATCGTGGTCGTAGTTCCACTAACTGTCAGATTTGCACTCATCGTGACATTCTGAGAGCTATCAACAGAGATAGCAGCCGTGCCACCTGTACTTAAAACAAGAGTATCCGACCCACCACTTAAACCTGAATTAGCATCTGAATTAAAACTAAACGCTGGACTCCCTGCACTTCCATTAGGTGCTTTTGCTAAAACATTAGCGTAAGTAATTTTTTTGTTTTGTTCTGCGCCACTTGCATCAACATCAACAATTGCCAAGACATCAGAAGATGCTGGAGCTGTTAAAGCTGTAAATTCTGAGATTTTACGATTTGCCATTTATGTTTTAATGACGTACATCATTGCTATATTACGAGGTCTTGTTTCAGAACCACCAGTTGAAGCAACAGAAACACTGATTGAATGATTATGGTTGCTGTTATCAAAGATCTTACCTGCATCTGCATTTACAGTAAAACGTGCTCCATCTTGATCCCCAACAAAAGCTTTTGATTCTGATCCCGAACCTGTCCATGAATCTTCATCACCTGCTCTATTTGAAGCTAAGAAGGGGTGGTTGTGCGCTCCAGTTGAGGTACTAGATCCTGAAGCACTGTGATTGTGTGATTCAGTTAGATCTGATTGAGATGTAGCAACTGATCTTCCAGAGTCAACACCACGACCATTATCAAAACCTCTTATAAATTCACCTCTTAAATCTGGAACGTTAAAAGTTGAACCACTTGCAGATCCATAAGCTGTTCCAATAACAGCAAATAAAGCAGCAAAAGTTGTTCTACTTACAGACTGCCCATTACATTCAAGATAATCAGCAGGGACAGAAGCAACTGCTAAACAAAAAACAGCTCCAGAGGGAACACCTTGAACAGTTGCAAATGAAAGTGTGCCCGAACCATTTGTTTGAAGAAAACTACCATTTGAGCCATCGGCTGAAGGAAGAGTAAAGGTAATATTTGAACTAACAGTCCCAGCAGCTTGCAAAGCTACAAAATGGGTACTATCTGAATCTGCGAGTCTTATATCTCCCTGTGCTTGAATTGTGACACCATTGCTATCAATAATTGCTCTTTCTGTTCCAGCCGTAGACAACCCAATTGTGTTTGCTGATTTTCTAAATAGGCCCGTATCTGCGTCCCCGTCAAAGGCTATTGCTGGTGTACTGGCTCCTGAAGCATCATCAGCCAAAATGACACCAGTCATGGTGCCACCTGATCTTTTTAATAAACCTAAATTATCCTCCCCTACATCTCCTATTTCTCTGAAATTTGATCCATCATATATTTCTAAAATATCATTACTCGATTTCCCGTAAAACATAAATTTTACAGGATTACTAGGATCTGAACCACCACTATTATTTGTTTTTATCGCATCAAGAATACTATTAATGTCTGCACGAACAACATTACCTGCGGCGTTTTCTACTGTATAGTTCGTGACCTGCGACACTAGGCTTTTACGGTTTCAAACATTCTATACCCCTTTGCCGAATCCAACAGCTTGATAAGTGAAATTTCTATCAAGAACTGTTGAACCATTTAAAAATTTAACTGTAAACCCTGTGCCTGAAACATTGGTAATTGTGAAAAAATCACCTGAAGCCATGTTTTGTGCAGTAATCCCAATAGAAGGTAAATAAGCATTGGCACCTCCTAATGAAGCCGTCCCAACAAAGAAAGGTTTTGCAAAGGTAATTGTTTTACCCCCACTAGCTGTACTTGACGCAATTGTTGTTGTGCTTTGCTCTGTCCTAGATGGCAATATTGCTGTGTAACCTAACTGCTGCACATTAACGTTTTGGTTAGTATTTGTTGTTAATAAATTCGCTTTAAATTGGAATGCTCTTGCTTTAAACTCTCCATTTGCAAAAATATTAAATGAACCATAGCTAGAAGCATCCGTACTGGTTTTTACAAATACTTGGCAATCAGTGTCATTAGCAGGATCACCGTCAAAGTTTGGAATACTATCAAAATCAGCAAAGCTATCAATATTGCTCCCAACTAAAACACCAAGACTTTGGATATGTCGTCTTAATGTCAAAGTGAAAACACCACCTAAATCTAAAGTATCTGCAAAGTTATAAACACCTGATTGATTTGTTGCTGGATTTGTTAGTTGTAAAGCTCCACTAGAAAAAGTGACATTTGTTTTACTACCACTAAAAGGCGTTCCAAGTAGATCTTCTCTTTTAGTTAAAACTGCTAATTCTTGCCCTACATCTGGAAGATCAATAATTACGCTTGTCTCATTTGCACAAAAACGCCCTCCATCATCTTGAAATTTTAAAATGTACTCACCTTCTAAAGCTGGCACAGTTGCTTCAGAGGTATTTCCTGCTAAGGCATTTACAAGATCAACTGAACCAGCAAACGTACCAGCTCCATCTGTTTTATTAGAGTGCCTTACATAAACTCTTCCACCATGCAAAACATCAGCATCGGTCGATTTATCCCACCTCAATCTCATCAAATTATTTCCAACTGGTTCTGCTGTTAAATTCTGAACATTTGAAGGTAATGCTGTTTTTCCTTGAGCTACAAAACTAGCGTCTAAAGAAGTTGGAGATGTTTCAAGTAAGGAGTTGTACGAAAAAATCTTAAACTCATACGTTCCAGCTTCACTATTTTCAATTTCAATATCAGGTCTAAAAACAATTTGACTTACAAAATTACCGTCTTTAAATCTGTATTGCACTAGATATTGATTAACACCATTAACAGGAACCCAAGTTGCAAATAATTTAGAAATAGCAACGGCATTTCTTACAACAGTTTTTTCCTCAAAGCTTATAGCAGTTGGAGGAACAGCAGGCTGATTAAGGATTGAAACATTTCTAGCAGGCAAAGCTAAACCTTGTTCAATATTTGCATATTTATTTGGCTTGTAAGATAACGCTGTAATTGAATAATTAATGCCATCCACTTCCTCTACTGTTATTACTCTAAATTTTTGAGCTTCAATTGTGTCACTAACTAAAAACCAAATTGAATTAACATTGGGTACTTCAGATAATGCAGAATCTAAACTAATAACTCCATTTGTAATACTTAAAACATTTTTTGTTTCAACAGAATTATCAGGCATTACTACACTTACTTTTTGATTTGCTCCTGTAAATGTTGAAAGATCTTGTGTGTCATCAACTGTAATTGCAGTTGTTGTTGCAGTTTTTATGCGTCCAGAACGCCTAGCACCACTACGTACTGGATCGTTTATATCTATAACAGCCCCAGGTCTTATTGTTACTCCAGCGTCAACAGATGTAGTAAATGCAACAACCTCTGACTCGTTTTGTTCTGCGAAAAGTATTGCCTTGGCTAATCTTTGAGCTTGCCCACGGCTAGTACAAGCAAAAGCTTTTACATCTTTTTTAACAACGCCCAGTTTGGTCTTTGCTGCACTATCTTCTACAACTTCATAATCTATTTCTCTTGAATCCATATTGTAATAACTAACAGCTACAACAGAATGTCTTGTTTTTAATGACGATCCAGAATAAGAAAAACCTTCTTCAGTTACATTTGCCAAGCTAAATAAAAAACTTGCATCTGTTGGTTTATCTTGTGCAATTGTTATTGAACCTGCACTCCATATAGGCATACACCGCATCACACCACATAACTCTTGGATAACGTTAAAAGCTTCATTTGCTGAGACTATATTTACATTGCAACTAAATCTTGGTTCTTGTCCTCCAAATCCATCATCAACTAACTCATTAGCAAATTTAGAAGCATTAACAAAAGAAAATAAATCTAAATTACTATCAGTTATATGATCTCCTAAACCATATCTAGTCGTTGTAAGAAGATCAAGCAATACCATCGCAGGGCATGAGCACCACTGCGCCGCAGCCATTGTTCCATTAAATATATATCCAGTTGGGTAAATAATTCTACCTGTATTACTATCAACAGTGGGCGTTCCAGATCCACTAGCTCCTGCACCTGGTATTCTAATTTTTACGCCTCTTATTCTATATTTTCTATTTGGAATATTACTTACTATTTTACTATCAAGTGTTAAAGCAACGTAAGCACTATTAGCATATGTTTGCTTGTCATCTATTAATTCTTGCATTGACAAAACATTAAATGAATCTTGCAAAGATGCATTTGTACTATCAGCCGTTACACGAATAACTTTTATATCAACAGGAAAAGCACCATTAATTGTTACTCTGTAATCTTTTGAATATGAATCACTGGTACGTCCTGTAATTGTATCTGAAATGACATCAGAAAAACCGCCTGAATTATATTGAACTTGTATTTTTAACTGAACGCTTGCACCTAATAAGTCACCATTATCTGTTGCCTCTTGTAATTGTGGAAAGTTAATTGTTACACGAACAGCATCTACACTTGTTGTTGTTATCTGTTGAGTTACTCCACCATTTGCAACAGTGCAAGCTCTAGGAAAACCAGAAACAGGACTAGAAGACTGTTCAATTCCAGAAATATGTGCTTGGTTTGCAGTCCCAAAACGAGGAGTAAAAGTTACATCTTGAAAATTAATATCTGTTGCTTGAGGATTTGTTGAGTCAGCATTGGCATTTATAACAGGGGTATTATCTAAGAAAACATCTTTTAAGGCAGCATTGTTATAAGCAGTCGTTCCCTGTGTTCTACTTTCTTTTGAAGCAGTAGCAAAACCTTCTATTTCTCCCTCTGAAATTAAATCTTGCAGAGTTACAAATTGTCTACTGTTTAAGGTGTCGGGTGCTCTTGTTGGTCTTGGAGGTGGTTTAGGTCCACCGCCACCTGCCCCTATAATTATTTTTGTCATGCTGTAACTTGATCAGTCGTTAAGTTCATACTAATCACTGTTGATCCTGTAAATATTTCTCCATAGCAAATTGGATGTGTTGTGCCTGCTCTGGAAGTATTAGGCGTTCCACCAAAGTCAAAAGAAATGCGTGGATCTTGATCGTTTTCAAACTTTTCTGGTTTAGGAACAGGAAATAAAATTTCTGATACTCCAGCCAAAGCCAACCCAACTCCAACATTAAAACCAATAGCAGAAAGACCTTTTAGACCTGCTCCTGTTAAAGCAGCAAAACCACCACCTGAAGCGATAGAAATACCAATCAAAGCTGCTCCTAACAATATTTTTCCCGTTCCTCCTCCAGCTCCAGCAATAACTGGGACAATCTTAATCTCTTCTGCTACTGGATAATGAATTTCATCTTCTCCTATACCATTACCATCCG